ATAGCATTATAGATATTATTTTAAATGTTGATTAACAAATAGTTATTCCATTTTATAGGAAGAAATGAGATATTCCCTCCTTACTAATTGAACTAAAATGTAAACTTATACCCAAGACCACGTGCCCCCAACAAGAGATTTAAAATGCCTAAAATGAGAATTTTATATTAAATGGAGTTATATAAATACGAGGGTGTTAGGAGGTCAAATATGCGTTTTATTTATTGTGCATATTGTGGAAATAAATTAACAAGAAAAGAAATCGGTGATGAAGGATTAATACCTTTTTGTTTCAACTGTAATATTCCACTGTGGGATATGTTTACAACCTGTATAATTAGTGCAGTAGTAAATGAAGATAATGAGATAGCATTATTAAGACAGCATTATGTTTCATCTACCAAGTATGTTTGTATTGCTGGAATTATGAAATTGGGCGAATCTGCAGAAGAAACTACTATTAGGGAAATAAAAGAGGAGATAGGGTTAGATGTTCAATCATTAAAGTTTATTAAAAGTTATCCTTATGAGAAAAAAGAAATGCTAATGCTTGGATATAAGGCAACCGTTAAAAAGGCTGAATTTAGTGTGTCACAAGAAGTAGACTCAGTTGAGTGGGTTAAATTTGAAAATGCGTTAGATAAGTTAAGAGAAGGAAGTATTGGGTGGCAATTAGTGAAAACTGTTATTGAAGAAATTGAGCTAAATCGAGATATGAACTAATGAGTACATAATTCTATGAAAGAAGGTGATATCATGGCTCGTCCAACAAAGAGCATAACAACAAGAACAGGATATATGAGTAAGAATGAAATAGATACACGAATTGAATATGAAGCAAAGCTCAGGGGTGAGTCTGATAGAATCAGGCCACCTTCTTTTTTATCCAAAGAGCAGAAGAAGTTATTTAAAGGAATAGTGGACTATCTTATGCCATCAGGCATATTAGGGAATATAGACGTTCATGTATTAACCCACACAGCTATAACCATAGACCGCATTAATGAATGCGAAAGGCAGCTTAATATTAATGGCTTATTAGATGAAGATGGAAAGCCGAGTGCTTATGTAAAAATGAAGTCTAACTATATGAAAGAGTTCTTTAGGCTTTGCAATGAATTAAGCCTAAGCCCTCAATCAAGAGCTAAACTCGCCAATATTAATGTTGGTGTGGAAAAAGAGCAACAAGATCCACTACTTAGGATTATTCAAGGAGGTGGTGGGTAATTAATCATATTAGTTTTAAAGAATCAAAAGCCTATCAATATGCAGTAGATGTATTAGAAGGCAAGTTCCCAACAAATAAATATATCAAAGCAATTTGTGAGAAGTTCCTTTATGAAATAGACCATCAGGGAGAGTTTCTTTATTATTTTGACTATGACGTGGCTGATAAGATAATTAATATCATGAAGTTAATTAATTTCGCTACTGGTGCTGTAGCAGGTCAATCGTTATATGAGGCTTGTGTAGGTTATCAGTATTTTTTTATACTCAATATCTTCTGTTGGAAACGGAAGGATAAACCTGAAAAGAGAAGATATGAAGTATGCTTATTATGGTTGTCGCGTAAGAATAGCAAGTCGTGTGGGAGCGGAATTGTGATGATTATTCTAATGCTATTAGAGCCAAAGTATTCGGAGTTCTATTTGTGTGCCAATACAAGAGATCAAGCAAAGAGTGTATATGGAGAAACAAGAAAACTTCTTGAAAGTAGTCCTATTATCAGAGATAAATTTGATATTAAAAGGGATGTTATTACCTGTAAATTAAATCAGAATACGCTTAAAGCTTTATCAAGTGATTTTAACACAACGGATGGACTTCGCGTGTCAGCCGCCTGTATAGACGAGGTAGGAGCTACCAAAGATGGTGGACTTATTGAGTCCATGACTTCTGGTATGCTATCAGTTCAAAATAGGCTATTAATGTTAATCTCTACTAGCTATCCAAACACACAGAATCCGTTTCTAGAGTGGATTGATTACAGCAAAAAGGTCATTGATGGTGTGGTAGATGATGAAAAGCTCTTTGCTATGCTTTATAGTTTGGATGAAAAGGATGAAATGGTAGTAGAGAACTTCATGAAGGCCAATCCACTTCAAAGCACCCTTGAAGATGGCAAGGAATACTTAGAAAGCGAATACCGTAAAGCGCTTGAAATGGGAGGTGCAAAGTTAACCTCATTCAAGTGTAAGCATTTAAATATTTGGTTAGATGGGAATGTTGGAGAAATCTATATCCAAACGGCTCAACTCAAGAAATGTAGACTTCAAGAGCCATTTGATTGGTGTGGTAGAAATGTTTATTTAGGCATTGACCTTGCCATGACAACGGATAACTGTTCGGTTGCTATGGTTACAGAAGAAGCAGGCAAGGTTTATGCAAACGTATGGGCCTTTATTCCCACTGATCGGATAGAAGAAAAGACTCGAATAGAAAAAGTAGATTATAGAGCTATGATAAGGAATGGGAATTGCTTTAGTTGTGGTGAGACTGTAGTGGACTATGGTTTTATAGAGAATTTTATTCTTGGTTTAGAGGCTAAGTGTGGAGTTAGAATAGTTGGAATAGGCTTTAATCGTTACAATTGCCTCAGTACCGCACAAAAGCTAGAAAATAACGGTTATGAAACCACAGAAATTAAGCAACATTCAAGTGTACTTCATAGTCCTACAAAACTATTAGAAGAATTAGTTTTAACAGAGCAATTTGGTTATGAAAGTAACCGTTTATTAGAAATTAACTTTGCTAATGCAAGGTGTTTATATGATACGAACCTGAACAGATATGTCAATAAGAAGAAATCAACTGGCAAAATTGATATGGTAGCAGCACTGATTAATGCACTTTACCTACAAGAACAGGAGATGCTTCAAGAAGACTTTGTAGTTCGGTTTTTTTAATTGGAGGCGATATGGGATTAAGAGAATTATTTATAAAGCAGGCAGTAGATTTAACACCTGAGCAATTGGATCTATTACTTGAATCAGAAGAAAAACCATCTCTAGCAGTAACAAGACAAAAAGCAATTAGTTTACCTTCTGTATATGCCAATGTAGAGCTAATAGCAAATACTATAGGTAACTCAGAAATTAAGCTATATCGTGAACATGAGGGCAGTGTGGAGGAGGTAAAAGGAGATATAGGAACACTTCTTTTAAATGATGAACCAAATGCCTTTATGACAGGTGATGAGCTTAAGAAAGCTATGGTGAGGGATTACCTTTTAGATGGTGCTTGTTATGTATTTATAGATGGACAAGGATTAAGTAAAGAAAAACAAAAGCTGTATTATTTACCAACCCATAAAGTGAATCTATTACTTTCACCAGGGGCTATTTTAAAAGAGGTTACTGTATTAGTAGAAGGTCAATCATATAGTATTGAGCATTTTATGATATGTACTAAGAATACCGCTAATGGTGTAGAGGGTACGGGAATTGTAGCTGAATGTAATGATATCTTAAAACAAGCCTTAGACAATATGGAATATACCTCAAGAACAATGGGAAATGGTGGTGTCAAAAGAGGTGTACTACAAAGTACACGAAGACTTACAGCAGAAGCTATTGCAGAGCTAAAGAAAGCATGGAAAAGGCTTTATGAAAAGAATAATGATTGTATAGTTTTAAATGAGGGGATTACTTATCATGAATTGCAACAGACAGGAGCTGAAATGCAAATGATAGAAAGTAAATCAGCTATTGATGTAGATATTTGTAAGATCTTTAATGTACCAGTTAATATGTTTGATTCAAGTATTCCAGCAGAGGTATGGGATGCTTTTGTCAAATTGGCTATTATGCCTATTTTAAATAAGTTTGAAAAGGTGTTAAATAAGTGTTTGTTAGAAACAGAGGAAAAAGGTAAATATTACTTTGCTTTTAATACTAAACAGCTCAATAAAGGTGATATTGAGAAACGCTTTAAATCTTATGAGATTGCCCTAAAAAATGGGTTTATGACACCTTCAGAAGTACGTTTTGAAGAGGATTTAAATGAAATAGAAACATTAAACTTTGTAAAACTGAATCTTGGTGATGTTTTGATGGATATTGCATCAGGAAGCATCTATACGCCTAGTACAAACGCCAAAGTTACACATGATGGAGTAGAAATGAACCAATCTGATGTTAATGGGGTGCAGAATGGTGCAGGTAAGAGTAAAGAAAACATCAAAATGAAGTAAAGTGGTGCAAATATGCACTAAAATACACCAGAATGATGAAATGTTACGCATAAATGTTGAAGAGAGATGATAAAAGGTGCAAATTGAGGTGAGAAATGATGGTTCACTTGAAATAAGTGGCTATGTGAATGCAGTAGATAGGTATTCAAAGGAGCTGTATGGTGAAAAAGGTAAGTTTATTGAAAAGGTATTATCTGATACTTTTAATAAGGCTTTAACTAGGGCAGATAATGTAG